ACCCTTACAGAGTTCTGGGACGACGTCGACCGGCTCGGAACCCCGATGCAGGAGTTCTCCCAGCGAGTGTTTCGTCGAGGGCTCATCTTCGGAGTACAGGCCGTCGTCGTCGACCGCTGGGACGGCAACCGACAAGGGCCCTTCACGTCCATGGCGGAGCAGCAGGCATCGGGCATGCGCCCATACGCCTACCGACTGGACCCCACAGACGTCATTGATTGGAGGCAAGACGAGAAGGGCGAATTTGATTGGGTAATGGTCCGAGAGTACCACGCCCAGGAGAGGGAGTTCTACCAGAAGCCGAGAGGCTCTGAGGAGATGTTCCGACGGTGGACTAAGCAAGGCTGGGAACTCTACCGAGTCAAGCGCAAAGACCCCGACAAGGCCTACCAGAAGGAAGAGGAGGTCGAGTACCTTTACACCCTCGTCAAAGAGGGTACGCACCCGTGCGGTAAGGTCCCGATCGTCTTCGCACATGTCGGAGAGCAGGTAGATAGCCTCCCGGTAGCAGAGTCCCTGATTCGGGACTTGGCTCCGCTGGTTAGACAGCTGACAAACAAGCTGTCCCTCATCGACGAGCAGATTTACCAGCAGGTCTTCAACATCCTGGTGGCGCCACCGTCAACGTACGAGGCCCTCAACGAAGTAGACTGGTCAGTGGCCGGCGTCCTTCCTGTCGAGGAGGGAGAGACCGACCCGTTCTACCTAGCCCCAAAGGCATCGGCTGTCGAGACCATCCGCAAGGAGGTCCAAGAGCTGGAGATGTCCATCAGGTTCCTCTCTGGCCTAGGCCGGATGAACGAGGGGTCTCGAGCCTATGTGAGTGGAAGCTCTCTGGCCTTCCAAACAATCGACAAGCGAGCACTCCTGGAGTCCTTGGGTCGATCGATGGGTGAGGCAGAGCGAGAGATAAGCAAGCTCGCCCTCGCTTGGATGGGACAAGACCAGTCAGCAGCGCCCCTTCCTGGGTTTGTTGTAGACCTTGAGCCCGGGGAGATCGAGAAGGTCCTCACAGACGGACTTCGACTCATCGCTATGGGACTCCCCCTGGACTCGGAGGTCGCGGTCGAGAACATGCTGCAGGCGACACACGCCCACTTCGCTGGGAAGGTGACACCAGAGCGATTGAAGGAGCTGAAAACTGACCTACGGGTCAAGTGGGAGGCAATGCCCAAGATTGTTCCAGAGGCTGCAGAGAACCAGACCGGAGCAAACGTGTTTGCCCAGGTCCCTATCCAGAACCCTAAAAACCCAGCCCAGACTTAGATCTGGTGCTGTAAAGGCCGGACCCCTCCCGACGACCCACGGCTGCGTCACAAACTACTGCTCTTACCACTAGGCTACTCCGGCCGGTTTGAGTCAGGCATCAAAACCGGAGGTTCGATATGCTTCGTTTCCTTAATCAGCACGTATTTCAAGAGGCCGACGACGGCAACGGCAACCAGTCAGGCGGAGGCGGCGAACCCGCTGACCCGCCGAAGGAGCCAGCAGCCCCGCCCGCAGCTACGTTCACGCAGGCCCAGATGGACGCTATCATCAAGGACCGTCTCGCTCGCGAGAGGGGCTCGGTGGCCCAGCGACTTGAGGGGCTCGGAATCCAAGGAGGGATCCAGGGCCTTGAGGACTCGTACGCAGAACGACAGAAGCAGGCTGCTGCCGACGCCAAAGCCAAGGGCCAGTACAAGGGCTTGTACGAGGCGGAGCAGCGGCGAGCGTCTGAGCTGCAGGCCCGCTTTGATGCCATCGAAGAAGAGCGCCGACAAGCAACTGTCCGTGAAGCTCTCTCCGGCGTAGCAAGTGCGGCAATCGCGCCAGCTCAAGTGGCCCATTTGGTCCAGCTGGAGTTGGGCCAGCGCGGGCTCCAAATGGCTGTCGCAGACGGCGTTGCTGTGGTGACGGACTCCAACGGAATGCCGTCTACGGATGGCCAGGGAGGCTACCTGACGGCGGAAGCTGCCATCGGGGACTTCCTGACCCGGAACCCGCACTTTCGGAAGCCCACTGCCGGAGACGGCAACGGAGCACAGAGCAAACAAGGAGGCGTGCCTCCGGCGACGCCCAAGAAGATCGGAGGGGCCCCGTTCGGGGACCTGTCTGACTCGAAGAATGTGGCTGAGCAGCGAGATGCCCTGATGGCAGCTATGCGCTCAGGCGACCTCCAGTAATAAAACCCCCGCCCGTACTCTCGGGCACTAACCCCCAAGAGCAAATATGGCCTTTATCACTACCAATGAGGCAGGCGATGCAATTCCTTCGTTCTGGCTCAATGAGGCACTTGAAGAGTACCGGGCAAACACCCTAGTCTCCCGCCTAGTTCGTCGAGACTTCGAGAACGAGACCGGCGGCATCGGCGAGACCATCAACATCCTGAAGCGCGGCGCTGTCACGGTACAAAGCAAGACGGAGTTCGCCGACCCGACTGAGCACCCTGTTGTGCCGGAGAACCCGAGCAACACCAAGGTTGCGGTCGTTCTCAACCAGCACAAGTACGTGTCTTGGCGAGTGGAAGACAACGCCGGAGCCAAGGCTCTCTCGCAGGGAGTCAACTACATCCGGGACGCGATCCCGGCTCTTGTCGAAGAGATCGAGAGCGAGATTCTTGCAGAGTACGCGAATGCCGCGGCCTCTGTCGGCACTGTCGGAACGGACGTCGACTCGGCTACGATCCGAGCTGCTCGACTTGCACTCAACCAGGCAAAGGTGCCGACCTCGAACCGCTTCCTGCTCGTGTCGCCGGAAGATGACAGTGCGCTCCTGGGAGACCCTTCGTTCACTGCTGCGGACAAGCGAGGCGACGGCGGTCGTGCGATGGAAGATGCGCGACTGGGCCGAGTCTACGGATTCGACACCTTTATGTCGCAGCTGATTCCCACGACCACGGGCCCGGACGCCCGACACAACCTGGCGATGCACCCGGACGGCATCGTCCTCGCAGTGCGCCCACTTGCCCTTCCGCCTGCGGGATCGGGAGTTCGCGCAGGTCTCTTGGTCGACGAGGACATGGGTCTGGCGTTCCGCTACACCCAGGGCTACTCGCAGACTGACATGGCCATGATGCACACCATCGACATCCTTTACGGGATCAAGACGGTGCGCGACGAGTGCCTCGTCGAAGTCACGGCCTAGTAAGCCAATCACGTGTGCTGCCAGACGGGGCAGCCTTGCCGGGTTCGAATCCCGGCACGTGACTCAGGCCCTCGGGCCTTCTCCCACGTCGGAGGGGCGTTGGGAGAAAATTCCCCCCTCCATACAAGAGGTATCCCTCATGAAGTCTGTTTCCCTAATCAATCCCTCGGGACGAGAAGTCCGAGTCCCCGATAACCGTGTGGCTCACCTCTTGGCCAACGGCTTCACGATCGCCCCAGAGAAGGAGACCAAGTCCCCTGTCTTCATCTCCCCAAGCAAGCCGGCCCCCGAGCCGGCCCCCGAGCCGGAGGCCGAGGAAGAGGTCGACTCACTGGAGTTCTTGACCCGAGATGAGTTGGTCGAGTTGGCGGAATCTCGAGGACTCAAGTTTGACGGTCGCCTGGGCGCCAAGAAGCTGAGAGCCCTGATCACGGACTCGGAGTAGGTACATGGCAGCTCTCGACGTATACAGCACAGATGCTCATTTGGGCTTCAGGGATCGGGAGCTGTTTGAGTACAATGACATCTCCTATCGCATCGACCACAGGTCCGCGAGAGAGGATGTTGAGCGGGAACTGATCAGCAGAGGGTTTGACGACGGGCTCTCCACAATCGCAGATGACTCCGAAGTCGCCACAACGTCTTTGTCCTTTACGGCAGAGACTGGCGGAGGCGGAGTCACTGTGCCAGAAGGTTTCGAGGTGTATTCCTCAGAGGACCGGACCAAGGTCACGTTCGTCACGGACGAGGAGCTTGTTCTGGCTGACGGAGAGACCCTCTCGGTGGACGCCACCTGTGAGGAGTTTGGGGAGCCTGGGAATGTGGCCGAGGACGTACTGGTCTACTTCACGGCCCTATCTGGCCTAGAGTCCGTAACCAACCCAGAGGCTGCCGAGGGCGGGGAGAACCACCAGCTCACTAAGGCGTGTGTCTTTGGGGCACTGGTCACAATATACACGGACCTGAGCCGCAACAAGGACGACGCCTTCGATCATAAGAGGCAGATGAACCAGCGGCTCTACAAGAGGGAGCTAGACCTCCTGTTCTCGTCTGGTCTAACCCTGACGACATCTGGATCTGATTTGGTGGCCCCTGGGAAGACTCGAGCATATCCCCGACGTCGGCTGATTCGATCGTGATAACTCTCTCTTTAGACATTCAGGGAGTCAGTAAAGTCCTGATGCGCCTGAACAGCGTAGCGGAGGCTACCGAGGAGCTGAGTTTCTTTGGCCAGGCCACAGTCGCCAAGTCCGCTGTCCGGGCCATCCGAGACCGAACCTCCAAGGGCCTAGATCAGCACGAACGCCCCTTTCTGCCGTACAAGAGTGATAGGCACAAGCGGGACCGAGCCGCCCGCGGGCTGCCTGCGATGGTCAACATGAAGTTCTCTGGCGGAATGTTGGGGGCGATGAGAGCCACTCGTCGAGGGGTTCCATCTCAGCCGGCTATTCGGTTCAATAGTGCCTTCGCTGGCTACATTGCCGACCTCCACCAAAGCGGCACGGGCGGGATGCCGACTCGGAAGTTCCTAGGACTGGAGAGAGGTACCTCCTCGTACGCGGAAGTCAAGGCTACTGCAGTAGAGGCTCTTCGGCGGCAGATTCGGAACGCAATACGGAGGCCCTGATGCCCCTGAAGACAACCTCTGCCCGAGAGAAGAGTCTGGAAGCACTGAAGGCAGTGCTGGCCGACATCGACGGAATCAAGACCGTCTACCGGCACGGCCAGGGCGACCAGGACGTCTCAGATGCCCAGCTACCTGCTGTAATCATCATGGAGAAGAAGGCCAAGTACAGCCGCTTCAACGATGTGCGGCATCACGAGATCAACTACGGAGTGACTCTGGTCCTCCTGGCTCGGGCCAGACGCACGGCCAAGGCCAAGTTTGGTGATGTAGGGACCATCCGGGAACTCTTCAGTCATACGGTAATCAACGCCCTGATCCACAACCCTCAGTTGTACGTTCAACTGGAGGGAGAGGACGAGCCGGACAACCACTGCAATTTCGTCGGAGACGACTTTGACGTGGAGTACGACGAAGGCATGAAGTTCCCCTACGCAGGGAGCACGGTCTCGTTCAATGTTAAACTAGTCACTACTCTCGACGACCGGCCCCTTGAGGACTGGGCGGACTGGGTCGTGGACCTAACTCCTGCTGACGAAGACGGAGAAGGCGACCCCTCCTCCACACTCAGCCCAACAGAAACTTTCTCAGGTGACGGTATTAAAACCATCACCGTTACCTCCTGACCAAAGGCTCCCTAAATGGCAAACTTTGTCGGTACCATCATTACCCGGACCACGGCTGGGCCTCTGGCCACAGGCAGCGATCCGGGTGACTCCATCTTCATCGGCATTCAAGCCGAACGAGGCCTCGAGGACACTGTCCACGAGTTCACATCCTATGCCCGATTTCGTCAAATCTTCGGAGGCGCTGCCGGCACCCCGATCGGGTCTGATACGCGAATCACTCAGGCCGACGAGGTCCTGAACATCCTCTACTCCAAGGGGAAGGCACGCAAACGCTGCTACGCAGTCCGAATGGTGGACTCCTCGGCAACTCAGGCCTATGTAGACCTCGTGGATGTGGATAGCGGGACCCCGCTGAACACTCTACGCATCCATGCGAAGGGGTCCGGCACTTGGGCGAACGCCTACGAGGCCACGATCTCGTCGGCTACCAAGAACGGCTACATTGCGCCGGCCAGCTACGTCGCACAAACGGTTCACGCCGACGCGGCGGCGCTAGAGGGGGCTTTCCCCGCGGCATCCAATGACGAGAAGTACGGAATCGCCACTCTGGCTGGAGAGTCGACCATCTACCTGTCGGACGGAGCGGCTTGGGGAGTCTACGGAGCAGCGTCGTCGGCGGCGTCCTTCAAGATCGAAGTCAAGGCAACGGCCAGTGGTACTGTTCTGGAGACCTTCGACAACGTCACCCTGACCGAGGCTTCTTTGGAGTCGGTCGGAGACCGGTCGGACTACATCTACCTGGAGAACCTGGACTCGGCTACGGCGGCGCCCTTCAGCGTGCCGGCCGGAGGAGACTTCCTCTTGGGCGCGACCCAGGCAGGAGTCAACGGAAACCAGCCTCTCGCGACTGACATCGTCGGCACCGACGACGGGCTCGGAGCCAAGACGGGACTCAAGGCCTTCCGGGACAAGAAGTACGGACGAGGCTTCCTCATCTGCCCAGGGCTCGATTCGAACTCGACCGTTCGCTCGGAGATGGCGAGTCACCTGGACAACTTCAGCAGAGTCGCCTTGTTTGGCGCCCCTGCGGGACTTACTGTTACGACGGTCCAGGACGACGTACCTGACCTCCTTGCGGCATACTACTGGGGTCTCCCGCGGGTACAGGACGCCGTTACGGAGGAGCTGAAGCCCATCAGCTTGGTGGGCCACGTCCTCGCTGAGTGGTTCGACTTCATTGCTCGAGACGACTACGGGAAGCACCCGGCAGGTAAAGACTTCAAGGTCGACCGAGTTCACAGCTTCGAGACCCAAAGTAACGGAGCTGCCCTCATTGATGAGGACATCGCAGTGACTTTGGTAGGGGCGGGAATCAACCCAGCCTACGACAAGGGGTCGGGCCCGAAGATTTGGGGCGCGCGGACGTGTTCGTCGGACCCCAACTGGGCCTACCTCCACGCACTCTGGGCATACTGCGTCATCTCGGACCGCTTCCAGCGATTCCTGGACGATCAGGTGTACGAGGACGCTTCGGCTGGCGGGTTCTTCGAAGACCTTGAGGAGAGTCTTCGGATCACCATGGCCGACCTGAACAGCAAGGGCATGTTTGACGGATCGACTCCGTCGTCCCGAGAGGCAGAAGACTTCGTAGCCCACGGCTTCTCGGTCCAAGCGAACCGAGACCTCCTCACTCCGACAGACTTGGCCACGAACACGATTCGTATCCGATGCTGGTTCAAGGACTCCCTTACCGCCGAGACGATCCGAGCCGAGATCGCCAAGCGAGCACCCACTGCATAAGAGGTAACGCATGCCAGCATTTGAGAATTTCCAAGGCTCTAGCCACTACAAGATCATGGTGGACCTGTGGCCGGGCCTCTTCTTCACCGAGTTCTCGGGCGGAGAGGAGAACAACGACACGAGCCTACAGCACACGGGAGGCTTTGGTCCCCCGCAGGTCATCTCGGCGCCGTCCACCACGGGCCAGATTACGATCACGAAGCCGCGCGACCACGCGCTTGACCTTCCGGCAGAGGCTTGGTCGAAGGCGTGGCATGCGGGAGTGCACGTCCCACTGAACGTCACAGTGGTACCAACCACGCCGGCCGGGATCCCCATCGGACCTGCCCGGACGTACACGGAATGTGCCCGAGTGAGCCTGACGGTCCAGCAGCCCTCCAAGGGCAGCTCGGATGCCGCGACTTTGGTCTTGGCTCTGCAGCCGCGAGACGTGATCTAGGTCACACACAGCCGACGGGACCTTCGGGTCAACAGGCAGGTTCGACTCCTGCCCGGCTGACTGCGCATCTGCCATGTGTAGAAGGCGTAAAGACTCCCTTCCTTCGGGGAGTCGGCAAATCCCCTCCAACCCCCTCCAAAGAACATGAAGACTGTTACTCTCGCTCACGGCTACACCGATCCTTCGTCCAACAATGTCTGGAAAGAAGCAACTGTCCGTTGCCCTATCTTCGACGACGAGATCAAGGCCCAGGAGGCCTGTGGACAGAGCGTCTCCCAGAGCCTCTACACGCTGCACTTCATTAACCAGTGCATCACGTCCTTCGGCCCGATGGTCAAGGCACCGGGTCCGGCCATCCTTCGCCGGATGCACCGGGACGACATCG